CCGCTTCTGATGTGAACCTTGGCGGCTGTTGTGTTTGTTCGTCCAATGCGCACACTGTCAGCGTCATCGGTGCCGAGCTTAATATTATCTGTGGCTCGAATATCTAACGATCCGGCCGTGTACACATGAGAAGTAGAAATCGCGGTGGGTTGAAAATACAAATCACCGTCAACACCGATTGTACCCAGTGGCTCGTCAGTGTTGACCCCGAGACGATTCTCAACAGTATTCACCGTCACCGTTTGCGAATCGACGGTAAGATCCGACGCTACAACGTCTTGATTGCTTTGGAGAATAGAACTTGCAAAACGGGTAAACGGCATTTTATCAGGCCTCGTAAATTATGACATGTGCAACGGTTGACGCGGTATCAGCAGCAATCCAAATTGAATGCGTTTGTTTGCTGCGTCCCAAACCATAGAAAAACGAACTGTCGCCGGGTACAGGGTATGCAAGCTCCGAAGAAATCACAGCCCCGTCTGTGCCGCCGTTAAACACAATTTTTCCGGTGACCGTCGCACCTTCGAATTGGATTTCGACTTTCTCTGCTTTGCCTGGAATTGAAAATTCCTGCATCGTGTTTGGTGTGCCCGAAAGCGTCACCTTCTTGTGGTTTGGCAGTTGTGCTGCGTCTGTATCAATTGCGGCCATGGTTTAAAACCTCCGTTTATTTTGTATCACAAAAATCGGCTATCGCGTGGTAGATCTTCCAACCAAACCAAGCGCAAGCCTACTATTTGATCTTCTGTGAACTCCACAGCCTGCACCACTGCAATTTGGTCTGTAATGCGCAAGCGATAGTCAGAAAACACGATGTAAGACCCAGCCTCTAACCAGCCCCATTCAATCGGCGCCGTGTATTCTGTTGTTTTGATTGGGAACCCATAAATGCGCGACCACCACGACAAAACCGCATCAACGTCTGCAGACTGATAAAAACCTATGGCGTCTTGTTCTGGTTTGTCCCTGCGTCCATACCGGGCAAAAGATGTGCGCGCATAGCTGTTTGAGCTGCTTTTGCTGCCGTCCAACGTTGCACGGCTAACCATTTGATCAGACAAACCGCTTTTGTTGTAGGCAATAGCAAAATTGTTGCGCGGCTCACTGTCCAAAAATTCCACCGTTACCGGGCTTGTGCGCTCCCATTGATCCCGCTCTGCGTCTACATTTGCAACTGTGTCGTTGGCAGTCATGTCTTTTTGCCAGACAATCGGGTACATTCCATCTGCGCCTTGTGTGATGCTGACAGGTGCAAACGGCAGTAAGTTTGCTCGCAACCATCGCCAAACCTCGACAGGTTCCGTGATTACTGCGTCCATTTTGTAACTGTTGATCAAATCGCCTGCTGTTCTTGTGCGGCCTCTGTCAATTTTCATCTGTGGTGCATAGTCCAACAGATATTCTATAATTTCACCCATGCCCCGACGCGGTGCCGTTTGTTGTTCGTTTAATACGCCACCACCTGCAGGAATAGATGCAACAAATTCTATGCCTTCCACGCCCGGATCGCCTGTAATGCCTGTGTCTGTCATTGCGCCGAACGTAGACGGTGAACCATAGGGTGCAATGCTGACAAGGCGCCCTGCACCGTCCCTGTGTGTGTAAACAGTCGCAGTATGCACAGAGCCCGGTGATTCCTTCTCGACAATGTTAACGACTGTTCCCGGTGTCATTTCATGGCCAGCAATCACAAAGCCTTGGGTGCTTTCGTCTATTACGACCGGGTATGCGGGCACCGTGTAATTGTAGACTGGCAAACCAGAAACAGAGCTTTTAATTTTGCCTGGTACACCAAACACCCACGGGTATGCGTAGCCTCGCTGCCAGTTTAACGAACTTGGAAAAGTCGTTGCGTCGATTACTGCGTCTGCAGGTGGGATCATGCTGTCGCTTGTGTGCATGTTTGACCGCATTGAAAAGCGAAACGGTTCGTAGCTTTCGCCGTATTGCGGATCGCGCAGTTCTACTGCAGACAAAACGCGGCGTCTGTCGGCATAGTTAGAACCCTCGACCCATTGCGACAAAGACGCGGTAGCCCGTGCCGGGTCAAAACCACGGGCCACAAGCTCTGACACATCAACGGGCAACAAAGCGGATACCGATACCGATCGATTGGACTCAGTTGTGGAAAACAGATCAACAGAATCTGTGAACGTCAAACTGTCCAACCCGCCCAAAAATTGCCCGCCACCATCACCAGGCACATTCAACGGTTCTGTGCTGATGCGAAAACGCCCAAACGTGCCGAAATCAATTTCTACCAGCAAAAAAATGCGGCTGCCTTGCAATTCATGCGGTGAAAACTGGACGACCGGCACCGGTTATACCTCTTCTTCAATTCTAATCGCAGTTGCTGTCACGGTTTCGCCTGCGTTGCTGCCGGTCCATTCATCACCGATCTGGTTTTCGATTCTGTGTTCTGCGCTAACAATGCGGCCGTACAAAAAGCGATTCCGGTCTTTTATGGTGTATGCATTGCCGTTACCTGTTGGCAGCTTTGGCAAGTAGACTACGGGCACCATAGAACCCTGCAAACGAGCCAACAGGCCTTGCACCAAAAACGGTGTATCGCCAACGCTCGCAACCTTGGCAGAACCGCCCGTGGTTAGAATGTAATCGGGCGATGGGTTTGCATCTGCAAGCTGTGACACGTCGATCGGGTCTTGCCAGCTAAATTCTACAGAACGGCGCACCGGTCCACGTTTAACGGCTCTGCGCTGACCACCTGTTGCGGTAAAAAGCTCCGTATTGGTTGCCATGCCTCTAATGTGCCCGTTGCTGTACTGATTGCCAAAGACAGCTACATGACCCCAAACAGCAACGCCAATCTCCCAATTGCCAGTTTCGGTTGTGTTTGTGTTGCTGCCTGTTACGCCCGGCACATCCACCGGAATAGTCAGTTTTAGTTTTTGATAGCCTTGCGTATGCGATTCCGGCAAAACGACGCACAGATCTTTGGCCCAAATTTGCCCGTCACCCGTGGTTGGCTTGGATGACAAGTCACCATCCAAAATCAACACGGGCGCACGTGCGCTGCCGGTTTCGAACACACCCTCGGAACTGCTTGCAATCTGCGTCAGATCTGGCGTTCCCGTGTTTTGAAAATTAAACGTGCAACCCGATAGATCGTCAAATTGATAGTAGGTATCCCCGGTTTGGTCACTGCTGGGCGCTGGACTGTAAAGCGCAGTAATTGAATTTCCGCGCCTGTGGTATTTTACCTGCTTTGCTGCGTCGATCGTAGTAATGACGGCCCATGATGAGCCGTTGTAGCCGTACAGAACTGCATAACGGAAATTGACGTTGCCAAGATACAGAGCACGGGTGCCGCCCAGTGCGATGCTGGGATCGTTTTCGTCAAGCGTCCAAATCAATTCCGTTGCAACAGATCTGCCGTTCGATGTCCATTTCTGGTTTGGACTTGGCGATATTTCATGGTGCAAAGCTTCGACCGGGTGGTCATGTCGTGGCGTATGCTCCCATTCATCACCCTTCACTGCTGGGCCGTCTTTCGCTGCAATTTGCAATCCGGCCTCCATGTAAATCTGCGATGTGGAATAGAAACGGCCGCCAACGTTTGCAGGCGATGCGAAGCCCATCCAATCATTTAACCGTGGCACAGCGCAATGATTCAAATCGCCGTCATGTGCACCGGCTTGCACCTTATACCAGCGACTGTGCGCGGTTGCGCTGTTGATATTGCCCCATTCGATTCTGCAATATCCGCTGCCGGTCAATTCCAACAGTTCACTGCTTGACGACTCATAGAATTTTGTCCACGTGCGCTTTGTTTCTGCTGTGCTGTATTCACGCCACCACACCGTGACCTGGCGGCCAACGATAGCCATTCTGTATTCGCCAAATTTGTCTGCAGCACTGAAGCTGATGGTTGCGCTGTGTAGATTCGAAGCGGCAACGACATCGCGCACTGTTACCGTTGTATCGTCACCACTTGCAGCAAACAACAACGCGACTTTTGTTTTGGCGTCAGTGTTTCCGTTTTGCATCTCAAAGGCAATGTCGCGAGTAGTCGTGGAGCCGCCCGATATTACCTCGACTGCAAATTCTGCATAGGTCAGCATTGGGCCGCCCCATGTGTAACTTTCTGCGCGGTCGTTTTGTGTTGCTGTGTGGTTCAGCTCTGCAGCTTCAAAAGACAGATCACCACCTGTGGTAGATATTTTGTAATACGGCATTGCACCATTGAGCGCAACGCCTGCCGATGCACCAGAGCCGTTTTTAGTCCATGCGCCTAACAGCGTATCAGGTGCAACAAACGGCAGATAATGGCGCGCATAGGTGCCCCGGTCTGCCATGTCAATCGCTGCGTCAATGCTTCCAATTGTTAGGTTGGAATAGCCGCCAAGGTATAAGCACGACACGTTGTAATCGGGATCGCCGTCTGTGTATATGTCACCGCTTGACGGGCTATCCTCAAAACGACATGCAAGGGCAAGCCGGCCACGTTGCCAGGTTATCGCCACATTGCGCAAAGTGTCGCGAGCTGTAACGCCTGCACTGGACGGCTCATCAAAAAAACGCGGACTGTAAATAATGCCGTCTTTTTTTGCGTCTGTGTTTCCCCACTCACCACCGACCAAAGACCACGTGTTGCCGTTGTCGCCGCTGTGCATCAATGCAACGCTGTTTTTGGTATATCCAACGGATTCGTGGCCATGTCTGACGCCAACGAGGTACATGGACCCATCAGGCACCGCACAAATTGACAGGTCTGCACGGCCCACAGCGTTACCAAAACTGCTCCCAAGCAATTCTGCAAAGTCCTTTCCGTAATCGCCAACGCTGATTGCAGACGATGACGAGCGCGACAACGGCGTAAATGCAGAACCCAAAAACGCCACATATGGAATCGCACCTGTTGCGCTCATTGTCAGATAGGAAATGACAAACTGACCACCTGACACAGCTATGTCATAGTGTGCTGCGCTGTTGGCTTCTCTGGTATTTGTTTCGATCGATGTAAACGACGCACCCAGCGACGACGATGCCCACTGCACATAGACGTTGCCAGGATACGACGGGGCGCCTTGACTGTCGCTGACTCCGGTGTCGTATGCGCTGCTGATCAACAGAATTTGCCCATCTTTGTACGCTGCGCGCAGTCTGCCTGGGTAATATCGGCCGTTTGTGCTGCCTCTTGCGTCTACCAATTGAGAAAACGGTTCTATCAAGCAAAAGTTTTGGTACATCGACCAATTGGCGCCATTGTCATCTGTAAACGCTGCTTGTATCTGCCAATGTTTAAAACTGCTGTTTGCGCTTGTCGTTGTCAGCTCTTCTGCCGTTTTAATCCAAAAGAAACAAAGCACGCGCCCTGACGGCAAAACGCACAAAGCTGGGCCCGGTTCAACACCTGCAGGAACTTCGCTGCCGCCTGTGGCGTCTGTTTTTCTGTTACCAGGCACAAGCTGCATGCCAGGTTCAAGAAATGACGGCAACGTTGTTTCGGTCCATGTCGTGGCCTTTGCGCTTTTACTCCAGGCTTTAATAACACCAGTTCCCTCTTCTACGCCTGCAATTATTAGTGTGTCGTCCAGCGTCGTGCATGAATCAAAATTTATGTAATACAACGAGCTATCGCCCGTATCAACACGCTCAAAGCCGTTGATTGTGTGTGGCGGTTCCCACCCATAGTGCTTGTATGTGTCCGACGATGCGGTGTCATGCCATAGAAACGTACCGCCGAGATCTTCCGGGTAGCCGCTGTTTTGTGTGTAAATGGTGTATTTTCCGCCACTGCCTGTGGTGCCGCTTGTTTCCAAAATTAGGTCGCTGTCATCTTTGGCAATTGGCACACCTGGACGCGGCGTATTTTCGGTGAAAACGCTGTTTGTGTCGTCAAAACCGCCTGCAAAACTAAAACGCGGATCGGGTATCAGTAGGCCGCGCATATCTGTGGGTGTTTTGTTGCTGCCCATTGTTACGCGCTCCTGTGCCCTACGTGTCGTCGTCTGTCGTGCTCATTGCTTAACGGACCACGCGATCGAATGTTATCACGTATGAATTGCGAAAATACTTTGTGTTCGTACTGAAACGAAACGCCACCAGAACCGCCACCAGGGCGCACACCAGCGTTTGCGCGTTCAATGTTAGACCGACCAATCAATTCTGCGCCAAGTGGAGTAGATACGGCCTCACCACCTCGCAAACGTGCGTTTATTTCGGATACGCCAGACGGTGCACGTACCAAACCGGTCCCGCTGTGAAAGCTTGGTTTTTGTGATGCAATGCGGGCTGTAGACGCTGCAAAAGCTGCAGTTGCTGCCGCCTGTTGCAAAGCTGCAACGACTGGGTTGCCGCTTCTAAAATTAGCCATTGTTGCAACCGCAAAATTTATTGCAACCTCTGACATTGCCAAAGCTTTGGCAGTTCTAAACGCTTTGATTGCTGCTTTTTTGTCCGTTTCTGCTTTTTTGTCTGCAACCAATGAAAAAACATCAGACGTTGCGCTGGCGAGACTCATTGTTGCGGCCAATGTAGCTCCCAGTCTTTTGCGTTCTTCCTCTGCCTCTTCTTCTGATCTTTGTTTTGCTTCTTCTGATTGTTGCTTTTGTAAGGCGTCTATCTCGCGCATCATCTGCACTTTGCGGTTGTGCTGTGCCTCGTCTGCTGCATTTTTGATCTCTGCATTGCCAACGTGCTGTTTTGCTACCTCTTGTATAGATTCAATCTCGCGCTGGTAACTGTGCAGAATCTTTTGTCGCTCGTTCA